GTTATCTTATACAAACCTTACCTTCTTTTCTTTATCTATTTCCTTACCTTAGTTATCTTATACAAACCTTACCTTCTTTTCTTTCTTCACACTTGCTCTATAACTATATGGAACATTTCCCTTCCCCCTTTAAGTGGACGGAAATTATAATCCATATTCCCTACATGTCATACTCGCAAAACAGCCTAAAACTCAAAAACGCATTGTCAAAACCACTTATTGAATTGTAGTGAAAAGACTGAACCTTACCTTTACACAATTCTGCAAAGAAATGTAAGGGAAAAAAGGTGCCCCGCACGGTTGGAAACGCAGGACACCTACATGGCTTATCATTACTTCCTGTTCCAGTAATACACTTTTTTTCCTCCGCTGTTGTACCCAGTGAGCAGACCGATAAAATCACCGTCACGTCGAGTCTTTCCGTTCTTGAAAAGGGCAAGTTCAGCATCCAGTTCCCGTTCCCGCAAGCGTTTCTGGCATTCGTCCGCATCCTGTGCGACCTGTTCAACCCAGAATGCGACGGCCATAGCGAGCACGTCAATACGGTCGTCGTGTGCCAAACTGCCTCTGTCCCGTGTGATATGGGACATCTGATAAAACAGCTGGTATTGAAGCTGTTTTTCCAGAGGGTATTTACGTGCACTTTCCATATCTTTTTCAATGACCGCAGGGTCTACAATGAGCCGATGCTGGTTCATGACTGGTTCAAGCGTGTCGATAATTCGAAGCTCTTTTTGTTTGCTGTGTCTAACATCTTCAACGGACACAGGATGCCCAACCCTCTTCAGAACTGGGGTCCAAAGCTGTGTGAACATTCCGTCACCGAAGTTCGATTCAACGCGCACATGCTGCACTTTGTGGCGTTTTGCGATCTCCGCGAGAGTGACGAGAGTTTTCTCATCGTATCCTCCGGGTAAACCACCAGCCTCGACTACGAAGAGGTATCCGTTGAGCATCCGCACCACAGCGTAACCTGTCTCATCCTTGCCGCGTCCTGAAGGGTCCACAGCCATGACGGTGCCCTGATAAGGTGACCAGTGGTCTTTATCGAACCACATCGGCCGGTAGTACCTGTCACCGTTCAGCCCGACGCACGGTAGGCCAGATATGACAAGATCAGGAGACGATGCCCAGCTGATTTTCTCCGGTGCGATGTCTGGCGGGCAGGACATGACCACAAGGTCGCGAAGCTTGAGCGGGTACCGCTCTGCGTCGCTCATAGAGGTATCCAAAAGAAACTGCAACATGAATCCGCTGCGCCCATAGGATGCCTCGCGCTCGATGAGGTCTGTTTCGGTGAACCTCTTCGGGTCGGTTGATCGCCCTATAAGTTCAGGGTTTTTCTCAACAGCCGCAAGAAGCATTGGCGAAACGCGTTCAAGGTATGAAGCGTCCGCCTTCTTTGGGTCCGGAAAACGGACCGGCCATATTCTGACGCTGTACCCACGTTCACATAAGGTGTTGTAGACGCTCTCCACACATTGAGGCGTTCCGAGGTAGGTAACTCTCCCATCCGGTTTGAGGATGGACTCAAATTCCTTGACCGTCTCAGCGAGTTTTTCCCTTGACTGCTGTGTCTGCGTGATGTTTGGAACCTCGACATCATCGGCTATGATTTCATCAGCGCGGGTTCCCGTAAGCTGTCCGTAGATACCAACGCTTTTGACTGAGGGTGCATGGTCTGCAAGAGCGGGTCCGACGTCAAAAGCAATCTTTGATTCTCGTTGTGCTGGTTTAGGGATCAATGCTTTCAGGAGGGGCATCTCTTTGATGAGGCGGAGGGTGAAGGTGCTGAAGTCGTCGCTTCTGCTTTTGGATGCGGAGACTACGAGGAAGTTCTGTTGTGGGTCGAGAAAAAGCCTGTGGAGAACATAAGCAGAAGTTATCCAACTTTTCCCGACACCTCGAAAACCTTCAATGATTTTTCGACGCGGGCCGTGTTGGAGATAGTCTGCGATGTCATACTGTACTGGTGTTGGCTCCGGGAGTGCAAGATGATTCCAGACAAGCCAGAGGAACGTCTTGAATTCCCGGAGCCGTTCCGGAATGCTGCGCGTGTTGGTGTTAGCGCTGTTTGACATCGTAAATATCTTCTCCGAAGTCCCCTACCCCGATTCTCTCAGGAATCCCGCGTGCGATGGCTCCAAGATCCTCGCTGTCTTCGATGGGACATGAGATGTTGTTGTCCTTGAGGAACTTGATGGCCGCAGAAATGTCTGCGGCTGAGGCGGTGCCATCTTGGAGGCGTTGTCTTAGCACTCTTGCCACTTCTTTATGCAATTCAGAAAGTTCATTTTCTGACGCGGCGTTGTTCTTCTTCGACAAGCGTGTTCACCGTCCTTTGCTGCTGTCGCTGTTGCGGATGTTGTGCAGAAGGTTTCTCCATGCGGAAGCGCATCCGATGGGGTCTTTTCTGAATTTTGATCCAAGAACCAGAAGAGCGCACAGAATATCAGCGCCGAGGAACCCTGCCATGCCTCCGATTCCGGACGCGAGGTTGGATCCTACTCCAAACCCTGTTAGTAGTTTGTAGGTGGTGAGGCTGGAAAAGAAGCTGATAAGCAGCGCCGTTGCATATTCTATTGCGGTTTGCGGCCTGTCCTTGGAAATGCGTGCTCTCACGAGTCCTCCGATGAAGGCGAGAGCTGTTGTTACGATGATGTCGTAATACGTGTTCAGGATGTCAGACCATCCGCGTGTTTCCATTCGGCGTAACCTCCAGATAGCATAAAAAAACACGGGCCATCATGTTGTAACGCATGACAGCCCGCGTTTTATCTACGTGTGTATGGATCCGTTTTCTTGGTTGTCCTGTGTTACTGGCGCATTCCTGTGCCCTTTTTTGCTCCTGCTGCTTTGCTCATAAAGGTTCAATCTTACAAGGGTTTGGCAATGCCTTTCATACACGCCTCGACGTAAGCAAGAACGTCCTTTCCTTTGCGAACAACGGTGAGGACGTGTTCCGTCTTCCAGTCATGACCAAGGGTGCCGTTGAGTTTATCAACAGCGCAGTTGATCAGAACTTTTAGAATGAGGTTGTCCGCGAATTCAAGGTACGAGGGAAGTTGAATGAGAGGATCAAGAGCCGCAATGAGCGCGTCCTGTTTGTCTTGTCCCTTGATGTCCGCCTCAAGGGCGACGAGTTCCTTTGCAACCACTTCCATGTAGAGGACGCACCGCGTGACGAATTCGTAGAGGGTCTTGAAATTCGTGATGAGCTTGGGAATCGAATTCCACTCTTTGAACTCATCCATACTTGCCTTGACGGTCTTTGCGTCGCTGGCAAGGACGAGGAATTGCTGTTTGAGCAGTGCAATTTTTTCTGCATAGGTCACTGTTGTTCACAGGCTCCTTTACACGTAGTTTGAAAGGCTGAGAAGATCATCGTGCGGAGGTCGCGGATGCGTCCCGTAGTACAGGAGATGCCCCGCTGTGATTGCTGTATAGATCGCCGTGAAGATAAGAGACGGCAAAGAGGTAGCATCCAGCGCTGTTACGAGGACACCGAGCACAATTCCGAGGGTCTCCGCAACGAAGCCGCTGATGAGGAGGAGGCGCGCTTTCTGAGGATCTGTAGTCGCCCATTCCGGCATGTTCCATACGAGCCGTAAACCTCCCTTGTACGTGAAAAACTTGAAAAGAGAGACTGGTTCTTCTTCCTTTGGGCTGAGCGCACACGCTGTGAGGAAATGCCCGAGTTCATGGATGACGAACGGGAGGGAAACGCCTAGCGCTACAACCACAAGCGCAGTGATACCACTCATCCAAAAATGATCCAATCGTCAGCCAGGATATCAGTCTGCGACGCAAGCCACGGGCACCGTGCTCCCGGAGTGGTTTTTGCGGTTTCGGGGTATTCGATGTAGAGATACGGAAGCGTCATTTTGCTATGGACGTCCGGACGCTGCATTTTCACCGTGAGTCCGGAGCCGTTCCATCCTTCACGCTGTGCTCCAAAGCCCTCTTTAAGCGCATTTAGAGCTTCTGAGAAACTCCGGCCCCTTGCGATCACCATTCAAGTGCCTCTACTTCCTCCGCGCTCGTTGCGGCGTCGATGTTTTTCATGAGGATTCGATACCGTGCGTCGAGAGCGGAGGCGGCATCGAAGCACGTGATGAATCCAGCCTTCGCAGTCGCGACAGGGACGGCGGGGAGAAGTTCATCGTCGAGCGCGTAGAGTGGCAGTGTCGCTTGGTTCGCTGCTTCGGCCTTCTGGAGGGCCACGGCGAACCGTCCGATGGACTCTTCACGGATGGAGAAGAACTTTCCGGGATAGTCTTCAGGAAACGCCTCGATGCCCGGCGCGAGCGCGGCGGCGTATGCGTCCGTGATTTCTGCCTTCTTCCACGCCTTCCGCTCATCCAGCGTCGGTTCCGGCGCTGCCGGAGGAAGAAAGGCTTCAGGATTGGCCGCTGCGAACGTGGAAAACTCCGCCGGCGTGTAGGTGACGCCTTGGAAATGGATTCGTTCGATCATCTGATGACCTCCTTATCTGAATCCACGCGTCAGGGAGTGAGGCATGGTGGCGAGGATGATGGGCGTGGGGACGGCCGTTGAGAGAGGGGATGAGCGTTTAACTTCCTCAAAAAACTCGATCTCATAAGCGGTGAATCCAATAGTGGATGAATCGGCTCTAGCTGCAACGCACCAAAGCGTAACAGCTGTACCGCTCTCAATGTGATCTGGGACGTCCAATTCAACCCACCCAGATATCCCAAGAAGGTCCATAGTAGGTCCTTTTCTAAATGTTACACCATCGTCAGAATACCCGAGTTGTACCTTTGCAGGTGTTTGGGATGTGTCCGCAGAATGCCCCAAGAATATGATAAAAGAAACCTTATATTGTCTATCC